TAGCAGTCATCTCTAAATATAAAGTTTAGGGATAAGGACTGCTATATCTCAGAGTCCAAATATAAGGGTTATAATATTAGTTATTAACATAGTTATTATAAGTATTTATAACATACTCTAATGCTTCAATCCAACCTTTATTATAATCTTCGTCTTGATGTCCATCAAAATTATTAGACTTTTCTTCTTTTAAAGTTTGTTTAATTACATTTATAAATGATTCTCTTTTTGTTTCTTTTCTTTTTAATTTATCTTTGTGCATTTTTTGCCGTTCCCTTCATATTAGTTATTAACATATTATATAAATTTACCTATTAAATAATCTATATTATAATCTGGATATAATTGTTTAATTTGTTTAACAAGTTCTTGATATTGCCAAACTTTTAATTCAGTTAAATCTTCAACTTGATTAAGTTCTTCTATACCATATTCAGACCAATATAAAATATTATCTTCTATTTTATAGTAAAAATCATCTAAATCATCAATTTCTATAATCATTTTTATAATCTCCTATTATTTTCATTTTCATATTTTTCTATTAATAAAGCTATCTGGTTATAGCTTAAATTGTCCATAATTTGCCCATAATACCAGCAAATATCATTTATTTGATTAATATTATAATAATCGTAAAAGTTCATTTTTTGACGCTCCTATATTAGTTTAATTAATGTTATAATAAGTATTGATCCAAGTATAAAGTAAATATCCATATTAATTACGTTTCTTTTTAAATTGATCAACATCAATTTTAATACGTTGTTTTTTGTTTATTCTTTTAAAAATATAACAAAGTTTTTTATTAGTTTTTTTCATAAATATAATCTCCAGTTTATAATATAATTTGATCATTTATATAAACATTACATTTAATAATGTTTAATTGTTTATTTTTTAATAATAAATGTTGAATTAATTGTAATTGTCTGGATGTACCTTTATTATAATTTATACCAAGATCATCCTTTTTTAATTCTAACATATATATAAGGTCTAAATATTTAATGTTTACTTTTTTAGCTATATAGCCGTTGTTTTTAGGTATATTAACAATATAACGAAAGTTAATATCATTAATATTATTATTGTATTGATGCATAACTACCTCATTTCTTTTAATAGTTTTTTTAAATTATTTAAATGATTAATATCACGTTCATTAAATACTGGTGCTTGTAAAGATATTTTACGTTCTAATTCATTTATAGTATTAATTAATTTACTTTTATCTAACATATTATATCCTTTATTTTATTTATGAATTACAAATCCAGTATTATCTTTTTTAGCTGGTCCTTTAGCAATTAAACCTATAATCACGTTTTTAGGGTCTAAAAATCTTAAATCAGTATCATCACCGTTAAATACTTTAAATCCTTTGTAAGTTTTAGGCAATTTACCAGAAAATACAAAAGCTGAATTATAGCCGTTTAATAAGTAAGATAAAGCAATATTTTCATTATTTTCAGAACGTGAAAAGGTTAAATGATAGTTACTAATATTTAAAGCTTTTTTACGTTGTTTTATATTGTGCTTTGTATAATCATAAAAAGTAATATTATTAAATAAATCAAATATATTACAAGTATCATTATTTAATATATTAACATTTAATTTATCTATATTATTTAATATGTATTTATCATTTAATAAAGTTTTTATATCTATTTTAATTAGTTCAAATAATAAATCACTAGTTCCGTTTAATCTTACTACAGGAATTAAGTTTTTATTTTTAGCTTTAATTTTTAATCTTATTATTGATTTAACAAGATCAAACATAAACGCATCTTTATTTTCTATAAAATATCTAGATTTATTATAACGAGCTTTTTGTACACTATTAAACGCACCACGTCCAGCCGTATTTAAGCAACCTTCAATACATCCAATACTAGCACTAGCACAAAAGTTTTTACCGCTTTCATTAGCCGGTGATAAATACAAGATACCAGTTAAATATCCTTTTTTAGTACCTTTAGAAGTTTTATAGTCACTATTAATTGATAGTAATTGATTATATTTATTCATTTGATTAACCCTTTTTATTTAATTGTTTAATTATGCACTACAGATTATATATTCAGCTATTACTTCATCAGCGTAAGCACGTTTTTTTATATATGTTTTTTGTGCTTTTTTAGGTAATAGACGTGAATTAAATTGGTGTTTTTCAGCCGTTACTTCTTCTTCTAATTTCCAGAAGTTATTATATTCTTCTTCTGTAATAAAGTTAAAGTGTTTTGCTATATCTATTAAATCATAATTTGATTTTATATAGCTCATTGCTTCATTAATATCTTCTCTCATAATTTTTGTTCCTTTATTTTTGATAGTGCTATCGCACACGTTAATTAAATTATATTTAAACATATCCAATATTATTAATTAATTTTCAATTATGCAATAGTTTATTTACAATTTATTTAGTTTATCGAGAAGAAAAAACTTTTATTTTATTTTGTAATGTCGTTTAAAGGTGTGATTTTGTGCCGTTATTGATACAATTCACATATATATAGATAATACAATTAATTAAAGTTATTTAGTTTAGTTTGGATCTTGGTTAAGTTTGTTTTTTATTTTGTTTTAGGTATCAATTAGAATTGCGTTTAACTGTAAAATATATGATATATCCCTTTTTACCTCTCTTATACTGTTTTTAATTACTACAATAGCCCAAATCAAGAGCTTTTTTAGCTAGGAATAGTAAGACAAGGGTCTAGGTGTATATTTGCTTAAAATGGGGTGTATGGGGGATGGCACACAGACGGCCTGCGTCAGAACCCCTTCCACAAAAAAAGTAGATTCTTACTACCAAATCCCAAATAAAAAAAGTATTGCAAATTTCTACCAAAAATGTAGTAAATTAAGGTATGAGTGATAAAATAGCAGAAAAGAAACCAGCCAAAGTCCTCGCAATCGAGTGTTTTGCACTAAATCCAGACATTACGACAAAAGAAGTCGCTGCTCAAGTAGGTGTTAGTCCTAGAACTATTTCTTACTGGCGAGAAGATCCTATGTTTATAGATAAGATATATGAAAGGTATATGACTGAGTTCGGCTCACAGTTACCTGCTGTTATTAGTTCTATGGTTAGGGAAGCTAAACACGGCAACGTACAGGCTGCTAGGCTTGTATTAGAACATAGTGGTAGATTAGTTAAGAACGTCAATATCACTATTGATAGTCCTTTTGAGAAGTTTCTTAAGGCTGAGGAAGTACAAGAAGCTGAAGTTATTGAGGTATTTGAAGATGTAGAAATGCCTATGGACTTACCAGAACGTATAAAGCCTAAGACTGTTAAAGAAGAGAAGATTAAGATAAAAACTATCATAGATAGGGAAAAAAAGAAACTTACCTACAATGAGAAGCGTAAAGAGTGGTATCAGTGGAAGAAAAGAGCTAAAGCTGTGGGTATAGAACCATTACCTGCTAAGAAACCTACTAAAGGTCAAAGAAAAGAGTGGGAACAGCGTATTATTGCTGCTGAGGAATCTATTTAATATATTTACTTATAATATACTTTAACGCCACAAATATTAAAACAACCCCAACAACACTTATTACATCAACAAAATGATTGCCTGAATCACTTTCAATACTACCCATAGGCGTTACTATTGTCATCTTTTTAGTTTGTTTAGTCATTGTCCATACCACCTTTTTCCATCATTCTTAAAAATTTGTCTTTTAATCCGTTACCTGAAAGTCTTGCGATTATTTCTACTTGTGCTTTGAATATACCATTTAACTTCTTTTGTTCCATTTGTACCATTTTTTGCTGATCTATCAGCTTAATAATAATACCTTCCAACCTCTTGAAGTCTTGGTCTAACTCTGTCATTAGAGTTTCCTGTATGAACCTGTTTTGTTTCCATATAAAGAATCCGAACGCTATTGTCATCGCCACAGGTATTCCAAACTGTTCCAATATTGTGATAAAATCCATTTTTCTCCATTATGCTATTCCCATAAAGGGTATTGTATTACTTTCCATTAAATCGCACATTTGCTGATAGGTGTCTTTTTCTATTTCTACTAACCTATCTTCTTCACTATAAAATTGTCTTTCGTATTGTTCTTCTGTGATGTCTTTAGCCATATACTCTATAAGTATGTTTAGCTTTTCGTGCATATTGATTATATTCTTTAACAGGATTTCTATTTTTTCTTCTTCGCTCATTACTTTTTCCTTATACGTTTGTTTAGTAATCTAACGAATTTTTTTTTAAAATCCTCGTATATTTTTGTAAGAGCTGCCTTAGTTCCTCTTAAAGCTACAACCCTTCTTCCTTTAGCACTATCTTTATAGTGTGGTATAAATTCTCTTTGTGGCACATCAAAACCTTTCCAAGTATAAGCTACTTTTTGTTTTCGGCTATTTGTCCTACCAGTATCTTTTCTATGTTCTTTTGCATAATCTACACCAGCAATACCTTGTGAAGTACCTTTTAAGCTATAAGCTAATTTGCCTGTATCAAATAAAGGTCTTGCTTTTGTGCCTCTAGGATTAGTTTTAGGTAATTTAGGCTTAACTTTACCATCTGTAATGTAATCACGAGCTAACCTTGCAGTTTTATCAGCAAAATGTTCATTTGTGTATTTCTCTAAATTTTGTTCTTTAACAATCTTTAGTGCTTTAGTAAAATCTATATTATACTTGACTTCTATCATCTTGAGGCTCCATTTGTGCTTGGTTTTCTTTTAATTTAGCATTTGCTTCCTCAATAGTCAAGTCTTTATTGTATTCAACCATAAGTTCGGCTTTGTTTACAAGTCCTAAGTTCAGTCTGTGGTTGTCTAGTGCTATCTGATCTTGTACTGTCATTGGGTATTCAGGCTCATTAAAGTCTAGTTTTAACGCCTCAGGCATAGCTATACCTAATGATTGTGCTATTTTACGCTCTATTTGATATATTTCGTGTTCATATTGTGTAAAAAGTGCTAAATCGTCTTGATAATCCTCAAATCTTTCTAAATCTTTAATTTTTAAGGCAATACCACTAGGTGTTTCGCCACCATCTTGTGCAAATTGTACAAATAAGTGGTTATTTTGTGCTACAAGCTCCATTTGGAACTTAACATTTTCTATAACCTTTTCTATATCTCCTGCTGGTGATTTAATGTCGTAATTTGCTTCACTTGGTAATTCTAGTATAACATCAGAACCAAATCTTTGCCTGTTACCTAAATCAGCACCAGTTACTACAGGTTGTCCAAACATTTGGAATCTTAAACCAAGTTGCATCTCTGTCATTGTGATGTTTATATGTTCATTAGCGTTCATTATATCATTTGCACCTTCAACGTAAAAACTATCACATTGATGTTCTCTATGTGTGAATACAAATGGTATTGTACCATAATCGTGAGTACCTTCTTCCATAATAGTGCCAGATTCATCAAATATAAAATAACTTTCTGCGTTCCAATGTATGTATTGAGCACTATCAGTATTAGAAACATCGTCTGTATAATTCATCAAAGGATATGAGATAGCAATAGGTCTAAATGGATCAGAGCCAAAGAAAGGGTGAAAGTAATATACAGGTTGATAGTCAAAGTAAGGCATCTCGCCATCAACATATATAATTCTACACGCAATAGTTCCAAGAAGACGTGTCATTCTTTCAATGTGTTTCATTTTAGAATCTTTTAGTACAGTTAAAGAATCATATTTTTCATTTACATTTCTATCTGCACCTACTGTATAAATCCTAGACATTTTGTTTATAAATTTTTTAGTTATGTTCGCCTCGTAAGGTGGAACTTCCCTAAATGCTTCTAGGTCAAATTTTTCTTGTATGTAGTAAGACGTGTTATTACCATTGTAGTAATCTAATAGTTTATTTATGTAAAACTCACGCCTTTTGTAATTTTCTATTTTTAAAGAGTTTAAGCTCTCTGTTATTATCTGTTTATTAAACATTATCTTTGCCTCACTTTGATTTCTCTGTTTCTAATTGGAAAATGGTTTATAAAAAAATATCTTAATTGGTCGCAACCGTGATCGTGGTATCCGTCTTTTAATGGTTCTTGTTTTAATGGTTTGCTATCTTGTGCTTCTGGATACCTGTAACTTTCTAAATCTTCTGCCATACCTATACAATTATTGTTTAAATGTAAGTATCTTTCGCCATTGGCGTTTTCTATAAAACTTCTAACGTGATTAACACCTGCTGTTATGCTTCTTGATGCTTTATCAGTTAAAGTGTTTACTGGTATGCCTTTTTTTCTAAAAATTTCTATATCTCCTACGCCTGATTGTCCTTGTGCTTGTAATCCTGCTGGGTCGCCATAATATTTAACTACATTATATCGTTTTGACTTTATTCTTTCTGCTAACTCATCTGTTTTAATGTTGGTTTCGTGTATTATTTCGTCAATCATATTTATATGCCACTCACCATTTACTCTGTACGTTTGATACCAGCCGACACTTGGCATACGATACCCAAAATCAATACTACAAAAAGTAGGAAGATGTGGATTGTAAGGATAATAACCGACATCAAGATTCCTATCAAAAGGATAAACCCTACCTTCAAA